GAGGGAAGCCGAACACGTCGGGAAAGAACGGCCGCGGCATATCAAGGTCGCGGAAGTGCAGCACGTCCTCGACCGGCACCTGCACGATGACGCCGGCCCAGTTGCCGTAATCGTAGCGGCGCGGGTCGCCTTCCTGATCAACCCAGACCGATTGCAGCGACTCCGGATTGATCGAACGCAACGCCAGCGGCAACCGACCCGGTGCCGGCCGCTCCATCTGGAACATCGCGTTGCCGTATCCGAGATAATCGACCGCGAGCCGAGCGCGCATCGCGCGCGCCGTCATGCGCGGCCCCGGATAGTCGAGCAGCCGCTGCAACGGATGATCGTCCGGTACGCGGGTCTGGTAGTCGCCCTTCTCGCGCAGCACGACGAACGGCACCGCGGCGACAATATCGGCCACGACGCGAATACAGGCGTGGACGACCGGGTGCTTGTTGAAGCCGAGCGCGCGAATCGTCGCGCCGTCTGGCTTGTATTCCTGCGGGTTCGCGGTTCGCACCAGCGACAACCCGGCCATGCCGCTGCTTGGCGTCCCGACCACCGAGCCCGGTAGGGTCGTCTGCGTGATGGCGCGCGTGTCGTCTGGCGACGGTCCGCTACGCAGCACAGAAAGCGCCGCGCTCATGCGCTCAAAGACCGACGATATATTGCGTTCAGCCATGACTCAGCGTCTAAAGGTGGCCCTGCTGCAATCCTACGGCAAAATGCGCGAGATGACAACCTAACCGGTCGGCGTCCCTTGACAGTGTTCGCGCTAGATCACGAACGGCGTCGCGCCGGTCAAGAGCAGGGCCGACAGCCCCCACACCAACGCGTCGACGCGATCCGGCGAGACCAGCGACGACTCCGGGTTGAAGCCGGCCATTTGCGACTCTAGCAGCGGGAAGCTGCCGCAATGGAAAATGCGCCCCTCCTGATACAGGGAATACACCGGCTCGGCGCGCGCCAGCTTGCCCCGGCTGGCCTTGACGTCGATGATCCGCACTCCGTTCGCCCGTTCGCCGAGCGACCGGATGACGGCCGTGACCATATCGCCGCCCTGATTCGTTTCGGCCACGATCGCGCCTTTCCACCGCCGGGCCGCCTCGAGCGCAACCGTCGCCCATTCGTTCGGCGTGTACCGCCCGGACAAATCCTCAAGGACGTAGCCTTTCCGGTGCCGGTCGGCCCCGACGACCACGATGCCGGTCTCGTCGCTGGATTCGTTCGCCGTGATCGCCGGGTCAATCGCCACCAGCACCCGCGACAGGTCGTCCGGCCGGCTGGCGATCCGCGCCCGGTCAAGTTCGGCGCGCGTCCAGAGCAGCCCCGCGACCTCGCGCCGCCACTCGCCGGCGTAGATATGCGCGTACCGGGCCGGGTTGTCCCGCCGGGTCTGGTCGATCTTCGCGAGAAACGACTCGGACAGGTTTGGCGCGTTGTCCTGCCACGTCGTATGGATGTACAAGGTATCGGTCCGCGGCGTCGCCACGAACAGGCCGTGCAGGAAATGGTCGACCGCGCTCGGGTTGAGGGACAGGATCACCCGGTTCGGCCGGCCGAGCGACCGGATCGAGTCGTCGATGGTCTCAAAGGTTTTCCGGTCTACCAGTTCCTCGGCCTCGTCCAGCACCCACGTCGTCACGCCCTGAATGGATTTTAGCTTGGCCGTCTGGTTCCCGCTCGAGGTTTTGATACCCCGGAACAGGATACGACTGCCCGTTCGCCGGTTGACGATCTCCTTTTTCGTGACGTCGAAATCGTCGTTTTTCCCCAATAGGTCGATCTTTTCCACAAACTCAGGAATGATCGACGCGTCCGCGGATTCCATCGTCCAGCGGGTAAACAGGATGACGTGCCCGGCCTCGTAGGTCAGGTTGAGCAGAAACATTGAGAGATGGAACGACTTGCCCGAGCCGCGCCCTCCGGTCAGGAACGCGTAGCGCCACGCCGGCGACGGGTTGAACAGCGGCCGGTACGGCGCGAGTAGCACGACCGGCTGGACCGCGGCCGTGCTCGGGACCGTCATCGCCGTTTATCCATAATCAGCACCCAATCCTGCGCCGTTTGCCGCCACGTATAGGCCACCCCGAGGCCGTCGAGGTACGCCGAGATCGCCTTCTGCGAGTACATATTGTGAAACGTGTCAGGCACGTCCTCGACCGTATTCCAGAGGATCACGTCGGTCTCGGCCTCGGTATCCAGCCGCCAAAAGACCGCCACGGCGACCAGTTCCGCGACCCGCAGCATTTCGGCTAAGGCTTGCCGGTAGCTTGGCAGGTGCTCAAGGACGTGCCGGCAATAGACCAGATCGGCATTACTTGATCCATGCGGGATCGCCTCAATCGACCCGAGCGAGACCCGGTATCCTCGCGCCAGCCCGTCCTGTACGATTGCCGGCGTGACGTCGATCGCCGCGTACTTCACGGTCTTACGGCCGCGCCAAATCGTGTCCGCGTCCACATAGACGCCGGGGCCGCACTCAAGCAGCAACACCCGGTACCCGATCTCAGCCGCCAGCGTGTCGGCGATCTCGGCCACGGCCGCCCGGCTCGAGGTGTCCGACCCAAACAGCCACGACCGCAGGTCATCGCCGCGGGTCGTGTAGTTCTCCTGCCACCACCGCTCGTAGTATTGCATCAGCCGGCCGCGTCGGACCACAGGATCGGTGGCGTGATCGGCTGCCCCCCGGTGGTCAGGTCAATGTCCGTCCGTTGCTTCCCGAACGTCCGATCCAGCAGCAACTCTGCCGCCCGGACGTCGCCCTTCGTCGCCTTCACCAGCAGCGACCGGAGTACCGCCTCGGCCGCGGTCAGGCCGTTCCGTTCCTCAGACATAACCGACGCCAGCAGTTCGTCCAGCTTCGGCAGCTTCGGCGGCCGGCCTTTCAGGTTCCGGCGCTCGTCTGGTCCCGGCTTAAATGGCCGCAAGTTCTTGGTCGTCGCCACAGTTACTCCTCAGTTATGTCAAGGCAACTGGCTGGCCGGTGTCGGCGTAGGTTGCCGTCTTTCCGGTAAACTCTTGCCACCGCTTGACGATCACGTCGCAGTACCGCGGGTCAAGTTCGATGGTAAAGCAACGCCGCTGCAAGATTTCGGACGCGATCATGGTGCTGCCGCTGCCACCAAACGGCTCATAAACAAGCCCGAACGGAGGACAGCTATTTTGAATCGCCCGTTTCGGCAAATCGACCGGCTTTTGTGTCGGGTGCTGATAGGATGTTGCGGCATCTCTTGATATTTGCCAGACGTCGGACGCGGCATCCTCAGTACGCGGACCGTACCATTTATCGAGACCACCGCCACCTTGTTTGTATCCGTGGTAAATAATCTCATATTGGTTGTGGTATCCGTTTGGCTTCATGGTGAAGCCATTCTTTACCCATATCAAATGCCGCGGAATCTGCGCTAGGTGCCGGTCAAAAAGTTTGCCATAAAGGCTCAGGTTGCCTTCGCCGCCGCAAAAGTAGATGCGCGCCTGTTCGGTTGTGGCATGATTTACCGCGATATCAAAACTGAACGGGATCGCGGTTTGTGTAAGGTCTCCGACGATTCGCATCTTTGCGTTGCCGCTGCGCTTGCCTCCGTTAATGTTTACGCCGTATGGCGGATCGGTAAACACCATATCAGCCTTTTCATCACCAAATAGCTTTTGTACGTCCACCAGTAACGTTGAGTCGCCGCAGAGTAGCCGGTGTTGTCCGCAAACAATCAGATCGCCCGGCTTGATGACCGGCTCGGCTGGCGCTTCCGGCACCTCGTCCGGGTCGGTCTGGCCGGCCGCCGGTTCGGCCTCAAAGTTCGGCAGGTCGAGGCCCCACGCGGTCAGTTCCGCGGCGTCCCACGCGTTCGCCAGCGCGTCCCATTCCCAATCGCCGAACCCCACGTTGTCCTTGATGACGAACTCGCGCTCCTGCGCCTCGGTCAGCGATTCCGCGGCAATGACCGGCACCTCAGTCAGTCCGGCCGCATGACAGGCTTTCAGCCGCATATTGCCGCCAAGCACGACGCCGGCCGCGTTGACGACGATCGGCCGAAGCTCGAGCATCTCCGGGAAGTCCTTGATCGACTGCACCAACTTCTGAAACCGCTCGTCCTTGATCAGCCGCGGGTTGTTCGGGTTGGCCTTAATGGACTTAATCGGCCGACGGGTCCACGTCGCGCTCATAGGCCCTCCGTCGGCGCGAACGGCGAGACCGGCCACCCGTCACTGGTCGGGGCCGGGTCGGCCCGGTTCGTCCACTGCGCCAGACAGACCGCGTACCGCTGCGGCGCGTCCGGGTACTCGGCCGTCATGGTCGCGTCGGCCATACAGGCCGTCAGGAACCCGTCCTTGCTTTGCCCGGCGCTCGGCGTCGGCATCGGCATCGTTAAACCGCCTCGGCCGGGAGCCCGTAGTGCTCGTACTGCCGGCGCGCGAACAGCACCCGCGCAATATGGTCCCAGTACCGGTGCGACAGGATCGGCGTCCCGTGGGTCCGGTCGCGGATCGTTTCGGTCGCCGGCAGCGGCGTTTCGTCGTCGTAGGGCATGGTCAGAAAGGGGAAAGGTTCGGGAGTCCGACGATCGGCGGGATCGCCGGCGGCTTCGGGATCGGTTCATGGGTCTGGTATTCCGGCGGGATCGGGCCGACCTCAAGGCCAGCCGCCAGCCGTTCCGCGCGCCACGTCAGCACGACGTCGAGCGCGATCTGGAACATCTTGCCCTTCCGGTGGCCCCGGCTTTTGGACGGTCGAGCCGACGCCTCAAGCCGCCGACCGGCGTCCCACGACCCGGCGTCGCCGGTAATCCGTTGATACACACGCGCCCGGCTGACGCCGATGATTTTCGCCGCCGCGGTCACTGACAGTTCAGGCTGCATTGTTCAGGTACCTCGTCAGAATCTCCCACGCGTCGGCCGCACTGGTTACGACAAAGACCCGCCACTGGTGATCCCGGAGCCGGTCATGGAATACGACCTGCGACGCGGACAGCCGGCCCCCATCGGTCGGCCGCTTGAACTCGAGCGCCAGCCCGGCATACGGTCCGCGCGGCACGAACAACATCCAGTCGGGTGCGCCGGCCGTGACGCCCTCGGCTTTCATCAGGGCCGCTTCCCGCGCCGACCGCTTCCCGCCGTTCGGGATCGCACAGGCCGGCAGGTCACGCGTCGCCGGGTCCAGCCGGAACCGCTGCACGAACAGCCGCTGCTCGATCGCCTCGAGGTGCTGCGGCTTACGCCGGACCGGGAACGTCACGGCAGCCCCTCAATCTTGTACTTGTAGATCGTAATTGTTTCGCGGAGGTCGGCCATCGCCAGCGCCTCGTCCTCGGTCCCGAGCGCCGCTTCCCACTGGAACAGCGCGACCATCAAGGCCGAAATCGACGCCAGCGCGATGTTGGCCTTCTCCTCGCGGCTGTTCGCCGTGACCTCGCGCCGTTCGGCCTCGCGCAGCTTTTTCGTCCGCTTGGTCAGCAGGTCGGACAACTGGTTGAAGCTCGCATCGTAGGCCGCGGTAAACTCGGCCAGACTGGTGACGCGTTGCTGCAATAACGGCCGCGGGACGGCCGACAGATCGGCCAGCCCGAAATCGGCCAGAATGTCGGCCGCAGACCTCATACCGGCCCCCGCTCATGGTTGATCGTCCAGACCGTCAGCCGGTCCCGAACGCCGGCCTCAACCAGATAGCCGGCCTGATACAGTTCGGTCCGGCGCTTGCGGACGGTCGAGTAGGCATAGGCCGCGAACTCCGGCAGCCGCTCAAGTTCGCGGTCGGTCAGGCCATCGGGGCCGGCCTCGGCAATCAACGTGAGCACCCGCGTCCGCAGCCGGTTCAGCTTCGGCAGCACGGTCTCCGCGGCCACCACCGAGGTCGCCGGGTCGTCCGTGCGGACCATGCCGACGGTCGTCGTCGGCTGGTCCCACAGGGTCGGCTCGCTCATGCGTCGTCCTCCGAAAACCCGAACCCGGTTGCGTCGCCGGCGGCCGTCGGGTCGTACACCGCGGCGATCTTCTCGAGGATCGCGGTCGTCGCCGCCACGTCGGCCATACAGTACGCCCCGATCGCGTCGTACTCGCCGGCCTGATACGCCGGCCAGACCCGCGCGCCCGACCAGCCGTCCGTCTTGCCCTCAACCCCAAAGAACGCCGCCCACTCGGCCAGCCCTTCGCCGGCCTTCGGGGGGGCCCACTGCGTTAGTACGGCCTTTACGTCAAAGTGCAGGGTCGGGTCGTACTTCTTGAACCAGCGGCCGAACGTGCCGGCCGTCGCCGGGATCGCGACGCCGAGCGCCAGCGACCGCAGGATGATGAACTGCAAGTCCCATGACCCGTTCCACGTCGCGACGTAATACTGGTACCGGTGGTGATCGACGGCGATCCAAAAGGTCTCGAGCGCATCGCGTTCCTGTTCCGGCGCGTAGCAGGGAATCAGGCCGGCCGAGGTGCCGATACAGATGATCCGGCCCAACCGCGGCGACAGGCTGCACTCCTTCGCGCGCTCGTCCGCCCACTTGATCCGGTCGGCTTCGCGCCACTTGGCGATCGCCTCGTCGCTCTTATAGTTGGCCGGCGGCTGCCGCTCGGCCTCCGGGTATGGGGCCGCGAGCGCCGCCTCGGTCGGGACGGTCTCAATGTCGATCGTCAGTCGGCGGATCATCGGTCGCCCCCGCGCCGCAGGAACCGCGCGAAATCGACGACCATCACCAGCACCCCAGCCGCCACCAGCACCGAGAACGCCAAGCGCGCGCCCTCCGTCAATCCTCCCCGTATCTGCGGGTCGTTCAGTAGCTCGATCATTATCGGCTAGCCTCCGTTACTTCGGCCAGCAACGCCACCGCCGCGCACTTTGGGCAGAGTCGCGGCATCCAATCCCGCGTAGACAAAAACTCTGCAAGTTCCGCCGCTTCATTTACGTGCGCGGAAAAAATGTTTTTAGTCCGAGCGCCACATACGGCTTTCTTGTATTCGTTAAATCGGCCGATCGCTCCGTTCTCAAACAAATGCGAGTACTTCGGAAGCTTGGTCACGTTAAATCTCCGTCCGTGTTGGGTTCAGTCGCGGCGGCTACCGCGAACGACACTAACATACTTTAGGGATACTGGACCTGTCAAGAGGGGCCGACAGGCGTTACGGCCTGTCGTTTCGCGTACCGCGCGCGCTGCATCGCTTTCTGCCGCTCCCACCATGCCGGGTCGGCCCGTTTCTCGTGAAACTTCCGGCGCGCGGCCTCGGCGTATTCCCGTTTCTTTTCGGGTCGCGCCGCGATCCATGCCCGTTTGTGGGCCGTGTTCTTCGCCCGGTGGTCGGGTTTCTGCCGGCGTCTGGCGTCCGCGGCCCGGCGCGTTGCCTTTTGTTCTGGCGTCATGGTCGCGGCTCGGGCATACACGGCCTGACGCGCCCGTTTACAGGCCCGGCAATACGCCGCCCTCGGGTTGGGGTTCTCGCGCCGCTGGCCGCATTGCCAGCAGCGGCCGGCCGCTTGCGCCGTACACCGCTGGCAATGCCACCGCACCCGCCCGATCTGGTCGATCTGTTCCGTCAGCACCGCGTTGCAGGACCGGTTGCCCGGTATCTTTGCATTGCATCGTGCCGCGGTCATTAGAACGGCAACGTGTCGCGCTCGATCGCGTCCTGCCGGTCCGCGTCGATCTGTTCCTGCTCGAGCGTCAGGTAGTAATGCACAACGGTCTCGATCCGCGCGATCAGGTCGCCGAACTTGGCCGCGTCCGTCTTGCGGCACCAGTCCGCGGTCGAGACCAGCACGTCGGTCGCGATCTCGGACAGCGGTCGGCCGTGCAGTTCCGGGTTCTTCTTAAACGGGAACGGCGTCGCCATCGCCTCCTTCAAGTCGCCGGTGAACGGCTTGCGCCGCGGCGTCGTCGGTACCGCGTCATGTAGCCGGCGGCCGGCGTCCGCGTCCGGAACCGCCAC